TCACACCTTCAGCGGCGGCGCTGGCCTGGGCCAGTTGCTGCTGGAGCTTCAATTGACGCAGGGCCATCGCGTTGGCGCGGCCGAGGTCTTGAGCTTCCAGTGCGCTCCAATCCACTGCGTCGAGTTGCGCGAGCTGGGCCTCGATGCCCTTGACGACCGCCAGCGATTCGGCGAGCTTGGAAGCTCCCTCAGCCACGGCGTCGACTTGCGCGAGTCGTTCGGTGTAAGTCTTTTCGATGGCAGACGCTTCATTCATCTTGCGGCTGTAATCAGCCTGACGAAGCAGTGCCTTCTCAAGTTCGGGGGCGAGGTCAGCTTGAACGCTGAACGTCTTGCCATCGAATTCCACCTCCACGAGTTTGTCGTCACCTTCGGAAGCGTTCGGGTCGGCCTGTTCGGCTTCCGTTCCTTCCTGAGTGCCGGACTCATTGGCCGGATCGCCTTGAGTGCCCTCTTCGGGCGTTCCTTCAGGTTGCCCTTGCTGTGCAAAGGCGTCGGTCGCTGCATCCAGCCCTTCCGTGTCTTGAGGTTCCGCCGAAGCGTTCTCTTGACTCGGGTTCGGGTTTGCGTCTGCCATGCGTTTGGTGCTCCAAATGCAAAAAAGCCGCCGGGAATCGCTTCCGAGCGGCTTAGTTGCGGGGTTGGTGGTTCAGCGACCGAAAAGCCGCTTCTTTCGTCCTTCAATCTCGCGCTGGGCGAGCTTGCCGGTTTCGATGTGGGTCGTCAGGCAGGCTTGCAGACGATCAATCAGCTTGACCATCAGGTGCAATTCCTGCTGCGTGTCCTTGTCCTTAGTGTTCGTGCTCGCCCAAGCCTCTTGAATGCCCTTGCGGGTGTCCTCGAAGGCTTGGAGGTACAGCGGCGAGGAAACTAGGCGTTCGGCCTCTTCCGCACGGGCTACTGCAGCCTCAAGCTTGTCCATCTGGCGCTCCCGTCATTGGTGCGGCGGGTGCAGGCTGAGCGCCCATGCCGATCTGCGGCGGGGCCGGGTTCTCCGGTGCCGCTTGCGGGGCTTCTGAAGCCTCTTCCGCCGGGTCTTGCCCATCCTCGCTAGAGTCTGACGCCGCTTGCGACTGCAAGGCTCCAAGCTGCGTCTGGACGCGTTCCAGATGGCTCATGAGCGTAGGCTCGTTGATGGCCTTGGCGATGTTGGCCTCCATGTTGCCGGCAGCAACCAGGCCGTTGATGACCGAATCGCGGTCTTGGATCGCCAGTTCGTGCGTGCGGAACTTCTCTTCCAAGTCCAGCTTGCGGTCTGCCTGCTTGGACTTGGCTACTTCGAGCATGAAGTGCGGGTCTTGCATCGGGTCGGGCGGCTGAACAGGCGGGGCCTTGCTGGGATCGCTGAAATACTTCTCGGGTGACTTCTCTCCGACTGACTGCGCCAGCTTTGCAGCCGCGTTGAACAGGTTCTCGGGCGTCACGACGCCCGGAATCGCAATAAGCTTCTGCTGCTCGCCCAGGATCATCTGCGCGGCTTGCATCTTCATGCGCTGATCGGCATTGCCCAGACCCACGCTGATGGTCATGTCGTCTCGCGTCTGCCACTCGCGGGGATCGATCGTCACCCACTTGTCTCGAATCCTGACCGTCTCGGCCTTCGTGGCATGGCGCTGGCACAAGCCATGAATGCCCAGCATGAGCGGCTTCATGAACTGTTCGGCGAAGGCGCGTGCGATGAGTTCCACTCGCTGGCCGGACTGCTCCGAGACGATCTGGACTTCGCCCAGCGTCTTCTGATTGCCCAAGTCAGCAGATCCTTGGTTGTAGCGGCTAAAGCCCGTGCGGTTTTCCTTGGCAGAATCGAGGTACTCGATCATCGGCTGGACGACGCCACCAATGGGCGTGATTTCCGCCTGCATGACGTGGTTGGATACGCCCGTCTGCCCAGCCTTCACACGAACGACGCCAGCAATCTGGTTGTCCAGCAGGTCGTCTAGGTTCACCGAGTCAGACGCATAGACCCGGTTGTTGTTGATCGTGTAGATGTTGTCCAGCGACTGGCGCCAGAGCGTCGACTTGATCAGCTGGATTTCGACCGTCTCATCCGCAGGGCAGCGACCGTAGAACTTGAACGGCTGCGGGTACGGAGTCCAGGAAACGTAGTTGACCTCTTCCGTTTCCTCGTTCAGCAGGATCTTGCGTCCTACCTTGCACACGCGCCGAAGTTCGGCGATGCCGTCCCCGTCGAAGTCGATCCGCACCACGGCGTCTGAGAACGTGACCTCACGCATGGACGGATCGAGCGGGGCAAGCGTCGAATACTCGGCCTCTTCGCTCATCCGGCGGGCAAGATACTGCTCCGACAGATACGGGTCTTGGCTGTTGAAGTCCTCGATGTCGTCGTCAACGTCATAGCCCATCTCGCGAATCTCGCTGATGGTCTTCTTCGTGATGTGGCCGACGTAGCGCGCCTTCTTCGGGTTCGTGCTCTGAGCATCCCGGCTGACGCGAATCTCTTCGGGCGGCAGGACGCAGTATTTCGGCTCACCCACCTCGTGCGATACCCGGATGACGCAATCATGCGTCGTGACCGGCTCAGCAGGCGCTTCAGGCTGGCCGGGCGGCGCATTCGGATCGGGTTGCGCAGGCTGAGCTGGGGCCTGTTGCTCGGTGTGCTGGATGACCGTTACGTCATCGTCCTTGATCAGGAGAGCATATTGGTCGTCGGACAGACCCTGGTAGCGTTCGATGGTCGAGCGCTTCGACTTCTCCCACCAATACTTGGCCGTCGCATTCTTCTGAAGCAAGCCAGTCTTGATTGCGCTGATGATCTCGTTGAACGAATCATTCTTCTGGACAACGATGTGGTTGACGTAGGCCGTCTCCTGTTGCGCTGCTTCTTCGTCCTCAGGCCCGACCGGGTTGAACGTCACCAGGTCATCGGAGGCAAAAAACGTCTTGGCAACCAGCGGCGTCAGGCCCTCAACCACGTCCCAAACGTCAGACGACACGACTCGCGAGCGGCCTTCTTCCTCGGTGCCGAAGGGCTTCGAGAGATAGTAGTCCATCGCTTTGGACTGCTCGCCAGCAATCTCGCCACCGTAGTAGCCCACGGCCTGGCGCTCCATGTTCTCAAGCTGAGACAGGAGGTCGTCATCCGACATTTGAGCCATCAGAGTTCAAGCTCCAGAGTGTCAATTCCGTTGCCGCACCCGAGATCGTAGAGAGAAGCAAGCGCGACGGCCTCATGCGCCGTTTTCCCGTAGTGCATTGCGGCGATGGCGTAATCCCGCCCAGAACCTGCCGCAAAGAACTTGTTCTCGATCCGAATGGGGTACGGGCCGCCGTCGAAGTGAAGTGGTGTACCGTCGCCCTGAATCACCACCAATGCCGACGTACCATCACGTTCGCCCTTCTGACGCGCGGGAAATGATTCCGGCTTCGCGCCGGCCTCGTACCAAGCTAGGAGCTCTCGAATGTCGTGGGAATTTCCGCAACCCGCTCCAAGGTGTCCGTTGCTGAATCGGCAAACCTTCGTCAGCGTGAGCGCAAAGCCGCAGCAGTCACCGCGCTTGTCGGCAGCAAGCGTCTTCCCATCCCACGCTATGACCGTCATTCCGTGACCTTCTTCGGTCGGCCCGGCTTGCGCTTCTCAGGCTCGGGCTGATCGTCAGCCGTGCCGAGATTGGCCCTGATGCTGGCAAGCGACAACTCGCGCTCAGCATCCGCTTCCTGCTTGCGAAGCGCATTGATCTGGTCAACGAGCTTGCCCAGACCGGCGCTCTCCGCTTCATCTGGCGGCAGCGAGCGCAGCGGCTTGGCGCGCTCCAGCAGGCGGCAGATTTCAGCTTGGCTCATCAGACGACCGAGGTGTTGTCCACGACAGCGGCTGCAGTGGCCAGCGAGGGATCGCCTGTCAGAACAGGCGCCGTCCCAGCTTGCTCGCTCTCGGCGATCATGCGGGCCAGTTCCTCCTTGTGCAGCGCCATCAGTTCAGTGATGCGGCTGTCGACGGTATCGCTCATAGCGTGTTTCCTTCGTGGAGTTGTCTCTTTGCAGCGACATATGCTTGGTGTGCCGCTTCTGGCGTGATGAAGCGGCCTAGATGAAGACGCTTTCCGCCAACATGGATCGCTGCGATGAACTTGCTGTTCGCGGTGCTGACGCCAAGCATCCCAATGCGACTGTCGCGGTTGGCTCGGCGTTGGTTTTGCTGGTTCAACCGATGGGAAACGTCTCGAAGATTTGAGATTCGGTTGTTCGAAGGGTCGCCATCGATGTGGTCAACCTCATTCACAGGCCACTCACCGTAGTGGTGGAGCCATGCAAGCCTGTGCTCTAGGTAAATCTTGCGCGAGATGCCAATCTGCCGAGACCCACGCGGGCGTTGCGATCCCGCCAATGCGCCCGTCTTGATCCATGTGAAACTGCCGCTCTCGGCGTCATACGAAAGCAGACTATCCAAGATTGCCTTGGTCAAATTCATACGACATGGTTCCTTCGGATGGGGGGCAGTTTCCCGCCCCATTCCTCGTTCGTCATGTGCTCAGCGTTCAAAGCCAAGTAGCGGAACATGTCCGCCCCGTTGCTGTGAACGTCGTGCAGTGGTGCTTCTGCCGTGTCTGTCGTGCGGTTGATCCGCCTGCGATAGCGCTTCAAGCACTCCAGCAGGCCGGGCAACTCTTCGTCCGCCGATTCGCAACCAGCCTTGTCGAAGTACACCCGCGGGAACACGAGGCGAGCGGCGCGAATGCCCTGCTCGACCTCCATGCTCGGAGTTCTCTCAACGCTGCAGCCCAGGCTCGCGAGGATGTCAGCGTCTGCCTTGCCCGTCTGTCGGCTGTTCGCAAAGCCGTCGTGGGGCAGGTAGTCATTGCCCCAGTTCCAGCCCTTGTATGCAGGCCCTGAGAACTCTGCGATGTAGTCGGCTGTCGTGCGATGACTGCCAGTGATGTACCGAACGACCGTCAGCGACGATCCAGCCTTCTGCACCAAGCCGATTGCCATGGCGTCGTTCCAGCCCATGTCCCACACCCGATGCACCTTCAGGCTTGGATCGAGCGGGAAACGCCCGATTCGGCCTGTTGCTTCGGCTGTGGCTACCTCGTTGAAGTAGATCGCGCCCTTGACCGCAGGCATGCAGCGACCCAGCCAAACGTGGGCATATTCCTCGGCCGGCATCGAAGCCTCAGCCTTGATGCGCTCTTTCTCAAGCACCGCCGGGAACCACGGGTTGTCCGTGTAGTTCATTTCAACGGTGATCGTGTCGTCCGAGCCCGCCATCGCCATGATGTGCGTCTCGTCTGTCTCAAGCTCCGGGTTGTAGGTCGTCCAAATCTCGGAGTCGTCAGCCCGAATTGTCGGGATCAGGATCTGCCAGCTACGACGAGTGGTCGTCTGGCCTTCCTCGTTCCAAACCTTGGTGCAGCCCTCGAAGGACTTGATCGAGTCAACCGTTTGATCCGACAGGCCGGCAAAGAAGAACTGCGTGCCGTTCCTGCCTCGAATCTCGTTCTCCAGCACCTGGTAGAACGACGACAGGCCCAGCGCCTGAATCTGATCCTTCAAGAGCTGGTGGACAGACTGCTTGATGGACTTCTGCACCTCTCGGGTACACAAGACACGTTCAACGCCTGCCGCACCCAGCACCAGGAGGGCTCTTGCCACACTCCAGGACTTCGCCGAGCCTCGCCCACCCTTGATGAACTTGTAGCGCTTCGGCTGGAACAAGCATTGGAGCTTGTCCGGGAACTCGATGTTCACGGAGCGATGAACCTGACGGCCAAGCTCAGATCGATCGCGTCACCATCCTTGCCGGAATGCTCCACAGAGGCCAGACGCGGGTGGATGTAGGGTGCAGCCGCCTTCGCCGCCTCAAACCTCATCGCCTCGCGGGCAACTTGCACCTTCGGGTCTTCGTGATTCGATTCACGGCGCATCACCGCGAGCATGTATTCCAGCGGAGTGATGCCTTCAGCCATCGCAGCGTCGGCAATGGCACGCGTCTTCTTGGTCGCTGAGCCGGCTTTGCGGCCAGCACCTTTGCGAGCGCCGCCCCGGCCGCTTGATTCCTTTGATTTCGTCTGAATGTTTTCCATGACCCTCTGCCTTCCCTCGCGGGTTCCGGCTAGGTTGGTGCGCCCATTCGGACTTACGCGAGGGCGCTGGGCGCTGCCGTCCGCTGGCTCGCGCAGATGGGAGGGTCAGCGCCTCCCGGAAAACCCGTCAGCTCTCACTGACTCCCGGCTGCGCTGCCAGGGATGAAGCAGGCATAGATTGCACGGCACGAACTGGCCTCGCTGTGTTCCGAAGATTGGTCGAGCGTTCGGCGCGTGCGACTGGAGCGTCCTGAGGGAGTCGAACCCTACTCTGCGCGGCTTGGAAGGCCGGCGACACAACCCGTGTGCTAGAACGCAAACGACAAAGCCGCTGCGGCGTGAACCGAGCGGCTTAAATTTTGGAGGCACCTCTGCCCCTCAGGAACGAATTGTGCTCACTCATCCTTCCGGGGTCAATGGATGTGTAGGATTTTCTCCATCGTCCAGTACGGACTACATGATGCCAGCGGCAATCAGTCGTTCGATGATGCGCATGCGTGCCTCTGCCGATACGTGCGCGCGATCCTCAGGGGGAATCCGCGGCGAGTGGAAGACGGCGTGGCCGGTGTACAGCGAGCGAGCCAGGGCATGGAGGGCGCTTCTCCATGGGTCGGGGATCTCTGACACCTCGAAATCGACCTGGCGCATCGTCGTGGTTTCCAGTTGCGCATCGAGCGCGCCGTTCATGTCGTCGTATTGCCGGCTTGTGAGAGAGTCTCCGAAGGCGGTTGCACGCCCGCTGTGGCCATCCGTGAGCCTGTCGCCGCGTTGCCAGGAATGCCAGCGGCTTAGGATGTCGTCCAGTGTTGCCTCTTGCTCAGTCAACAGAAACTGCCTGACCTGCTCATAGTCTGCTTTCACGGCTTGTCCCTCCATCGGTAGATGCTCACTCGCTCCAGCACGCCATCGCCCACCAACGCGCCCAGCGAATTCCTGGCCGTGCGCTCCGAAAGGCCGAACTTGACCATCGCGTCTTCCATGCTGAGTTCTTCGTTCTTGTTTTGCTTGAAATAATCCACCATGTTGCGTTCGCAGAGCCCTC